GGAAGGTCAGCAAATAATTGGTACAAAATCCTATCTTTGCTACTTACTATTGAGCACTTGACAACTGCTCAGAAGGACAAGGAATGAAATCACAAACAACATCAGGAGGAAGTAACTCGACACGCAGCTACCTTGTCGGCTCGTTGAGTTCCGAGTTGTCAGCTCGGCCTCCTTTTTTCAATTATGGCTAAAGACAAGAAAGCATTTGTCGCATACTGCGATTGGCTCGAATCATTCGAGGAGCTCACAGATGAAGAGGCTGGAAAGCTCATCAAGCATCTGCTCAGATACGTAAACGATCAAAACCCTGAGCCTCCTGATAGGATAACTCAGATGTGTTTCATACCGATTAAGCAATCACTCAAGCGCGATCTTCGGAAGTACGAGGAACGAGCTGAGAGGAGTCGGATGAATGGAGCAAAAGGAGGCAGACCGAAAACCCAAAAAACCCAGCAGGTTAATTCAGAACCCAAAAAACCTGATAGAGATACAGATAGTGATAGTGTAACAGATACAGATAGAGATAAAGTAATAGATATAATAGAGCAGCATTCGCTGCTGGATGATTCTCTTGCTCAAGTATTTCAGGAGTTCATTCAACATCGAAAGCAGCTCAAGAAGCCAATGACCAAAATCGCTATCAGCAGAATGATCAGCAAGCTGAACAAGTACGATGCGAGAACGGCTGAACAGATGCTCGTTCAATCAATGGAGAACGGCTGGTCAGGTATATTTGAACCAAAAGACAAAGACAATGGAAAAAAGACAAGAGCAGAACAAGCACTTGCAAACATCGCAAGCGGAGCAAATAAGGAGCTCGACAAAATTGAGGGACTCGGTAGCTTCTGAAATCGCTACTCAACTCGACAAGGTAAGTGCGTACATTGATGCTCCTCCATTAACTCAGGTGCAGAAGGTCAGCGTCATTGACTTCCTGATCTCGGAGTTCGGAACGATTCCAACTGAAGAGCTTGGCAAGGCAGTCAAGATGGTGCTCGCTGAGAAGTTGGAAACTTCAAAGGATGTCGCGTACATCTCGAAGCAATCAGTTGGATGGTGGGGAACAATCCTCTCGGCATGGCAGAAGCATCGGAGAGAGCTCAAGAAACGACCTGAGCCGATTGACTTTAACAGGCCAATGATTGAGAAGTTCACAGGAGTTGATGGCAAGAATCACTCTTACTACCAGCTCCTGGATAATTGGTTTTCGATAAATGGGAGAATGCCTGAGTACGGATGGCCTTACAAATACGCAAGATCATACGCAACGGATCAAGGAACGCTGAACGTAACTCCGGAGGACAAGGATGAGGTTCACGAAATCGCAAGAGCTTATCTGAGCAGACTTCCGTCATTGACATCAAAGGGAAATCAGAAACACAAGCTGGAGCAGCATCATCTCGATTACGCGGTGATGGCAATTCATTTCAAACGCAAGTATCAAAACAAATAAGATGAGACTTACAGGGAAAGCAAAAGAGCAGTTCGACAATTGGCTCACCTCAGCCTATCAAGCCAGCGAACACGCGCAGGCGTTCAAAGCACTTAACCTGTTCTATAAAATGCCCAACTCTATGCAGTGGGGAGCCTATCAGGATTGGGCTGATAGTTTGGGAATAAATGTTGAAGTGTTTTCAGAGGCCGATTATCCAGATGTGCACTTCGATTACAGGATTACAGAAAAGAAAGCCGCTTCGTTTTGGGGTAGAGCAACAATAGCAGAATATACAACTCGCCAAGAAGCCCGAAACGCAGCTATTGAATCGTTGAATGAGTTAATCAACCAAAACAAATAAGATGACAATAGCAGAACAATTGAAACACGACTTTGAGAAAGGCGCATTATGCCTTTATGATTCTAACGGTAATCTAATCTATTATGAGACTTCAAGTGGATATTGGACTAAAAGTGAATACGATTCCAATGGTAACCAAATCTATTATGAGACTTCAAATGGATACATTGAAAACAACAGACCAAAGAAATCCTGTGAAGGTAAGGTTGTTGAAATTGATGGTAAGACTTACAAGTTAGTTGAACTACCCAAATAAGATGACACGAAAGGAAGCAGCTCTATTGCTTAGAGCATTATCATTCAGCACTTATGCCTTCGAGGATGAGGATGAGGCTCTGCTGATGCAAGAGATCAAGATGAAGCTGATGAATGCCCATCCTGATCAAATGGAAGCGGTCAGGAGAGGAGATAGGCTGAGAGTTCTACTCAATGCGTTGTTGATAAGTTTATTGGCAATTTTAATGCTCGGCTCGCTTGCTTTCGTTCTCTTTGGAGAGTGAAGGAGAAGGCGGTCATTGATCTACTCGGAGATGAGAGTCTCCAATCGCTGGCAATTAAGATTGCCGGAGGTCATTCTGACGATCTGATTCAAGAGGTGGCTCTTCTGCTCCTGGAGATGGATCAAGAGAAGTGGGAGACCATCAACGAGGGAGGCTATCTCCGTTGGTATGTGGTCAGAACCATGATGAACATGGCAACAAGCTCCAGGAGCACTTTCGCTCGGAAGTACGAACTCCATCAGCCGAGGCCGAGGCTCAAAGATATTCCGGAGGAGGAAGGCTATGACTTCGACAAGGAAGCAGACATCTCTCTCCTGGAGGAGATTCTTGAGGACTATCATTGGTATGACCGTGATATGTTGAAGCTCTATCTGAAGGAGGGCAGCTACCGAAAGGTTGAGAAGGTAACAGGAATCCCATTCAAATCGGTAGGCAATACCGTCAAGAAAACAATCGACAATCTAAGACATGACTATTATGAGCATACTATTGAACGCATTATCCGCAGCAGTGGCCTCCCTTATTTTCGTGGAGGTTCTGATGATGGATCTAAAGATCAAGGCTCTTCTGAATCTTCCTGAGAGCTTCGGCTTGAAGCCTTTGGATTGTCCGCTCTGCCTGTCGTTTTGGACAGGGCTGATTCTTGGACTCTGTTCCGGAGGTCTGCTGATTGGATTTCAGACGGCCTGTATCGCAGTCCTCTGCGAGCGAATCATTTATAAGCAGAATTGGATATGACCAAGCAACACATCAGGAAGTTCATCAAGGAGAAGAGGGAGGAGCTGGAGCGAATGGCTCAGAACAGATTCTCAGGCCGCATCACGAGAGAGGAGCAGCAGAGATACATTGAAATTTATCAGGCTATTGGACACAAGAGCTCAACGGTCTGCTTCACTTGCGGAAGGTCGGCTCAGTTGATGGCTGCTCAGTTGCTCAGATGGAACGAGGACAACCAACCAAAGAAGCGGAAATGAGCGATTGGAAGTACGGCATCTACACTACGTACAACATCTACGATGGAAGATGGTATGCGTTTAATCGAGATGACTCAAATCATTATTGGAACGGAGAGCCATGTTTGAAAGGATCAGGATATACGGCAAACGAAGCACTAAAGGATTACAATGAAAAGCGAAATAAGAAAGCTGACGGAGATCAGGAACAATCCTGAGAATCCGAGGTATATCAGAGACGAAAAGTTCGAGAAGCTGGTCAAGTCTCTGAAGGACTTTCCGGAGATGATCGGAGCGCGGCCTCTTGTAGTCAATCAGAGGATGGAAGCTCTTGGTGGCAATATGCGACTCAAGGCAATGATTGAGGCCGGCTGGACTGAATGCCCTGTTATCCAAGTGGATTGGTCAGAAGAGAAGCAAAGGGAGTTCATCATCAAGGACAATCTTGGCTATGGCGAATGGGATTGGGATATGCTTGCAAATGAATGGAACGAGGAAGAGCTCCAGGAGTGGGGTATGGATACTCCTGTGAATTGGGAGCAAGAGGAAGAGGAGGAAGTTCAATCAAAAACGAAGGAGAGCATCATCTGCGAAGTATGCGGCAAAACAACGGTTGAACAATGAACGAAGGCGGAACACCTGAGAACTTGAAAAAGTGGAAGAAAGGCGAAAGCGGCAACCCGAAAGGAAGGCCAAAGAAGATTGAGAATCTGATTAAGGAGCACTTCCTGGAGGAGCACAATCTCAAGCTCTCAAAATCACAGAGTCAGGACATCATCAAGAACATCCTCGGAAAGACTCGGAAGGAGCTGGTTGAGATGGCTCAGAATGAGGAGCTTCCCTTTTGGATTGCTCTAATAGCCAAGAAAGCACAGAGAGACTTCGAGAAGGGTTCAATTCATATCTTAGACGTGCTCTTCGATAGGGTGTACGGCAAGCCGAAGGAGGAGGTTGAGCAGACGATAAACGATGGAGCTCCGTCTGAGTTCAGAATAACCATCAATGATCCACGAAAAGAAGATAGTTGACCTTGAATGCACTCGAGTATTCTCTGAGATATGGGACGGGATTAATGATAACGAAACAAGGGGAGTTGTCTGTGAGGGAGGTTCGCGTTCCTCGAAAACGTGGAGTATCTGTCAGGCACTTCTCACGCTTGGGCATCAAAGTCCAGCGCGTATTATCATTGCTCGATTCAGAAGGACATGGATCAAGCCAACGGTTCTTGATACATTTATCAAGGTCTGCAAATCGCTCGACTTATGGGAGGAGGAGAGGTTCAACAAGACGGAACTGATATACTCGCTGAATGGCTCGACCTACGAGTTCTACGGCCTTGATGATTCTCAGAAGCTACACGGTATCGAGGCTGATTACTTTTGGTTGAATGAGGCCATTGAAACCAGCAGAGATGACTTCGACCAATTAGAGCAGAGATGCACAGGTAAGTGGCTACTTGATTACAATCCGAGCACGGATGAACATTGGATATTCGACTCAGTTCTCAGGAGGGATGATGTGAAGTACATCCATTCAACGCAGCTCGACAATCCATACCTTCCGGACCATATCAGAGCCAAGATTCTCAGCTACGAACCAACGGCTTCCAATATCAATCTCGGAACTGCTGATGACTTCAAGTGGAAGGTTTACGGCCTCGGACAACGCTCCAGGAGAGAAGGAGCAATTTACACGAATTGGAAGGAGGCTGACCAATGGCCGACAGGATGGAAGTGGAGATGCTTCGGACTCGATTGGGGCTTCACTCATGATCCAACTGCTCTCGTTGAGGTGGTTTACAACGGAGGCAAGCTATGGGTTCGGGAGCTTATCTATGAGACAGGACTGACCAACGCAGACATTGCCAAGAAGTGCGGCCTTCAGAGGAGCGATGAGATAGTAGCAGACTCGGCAGAGCCTAAGTCAATCGAGGAGCTGAGGAGGTTCGGCTTCCGAATCAGAGGAGTCAAGAAGGGAACTGATTCGGTCAGGTCAGGAATCGACAAGCTCAAGAGCGTTCAGATTATGGTTCACAAGGACTCGCTGAATGTGATCAGAGAGCTCAAGGCTTACTCCTGGAAGCGAGATCACAGAACGAACCAAGCCATCAATGTTCCGGAGGATGACAACAATCACGCTCTCGATGCTCTGAGATATGTTGCAATGGAGAAGATGAATGTCAACGCTGGCAAGTATTCCATCCGATAAACTACAATTTTGAACATAATCTATTTACAAGAAGATGAAGATTGAACTTCCAAAGGATTGGACTCAGGTCACGCTCAAGCAGTTCCAAGCAATACAGGCTCTGCTCAAGGATGAGGAGGCTGACCTGTATCAGAAGAACACAGAGATGATCGCGATACTTAGCGGAATGGACTTGGCTGATGTGGCCCAGCTTTCGCTGAAGAGTTACGCGAAGATCATGAAGGTGCTGGAGTTCATCTCTGAGCCAATGGAGAACAAGCTCACGAGAAAGTTCATGCTGAATGGCAAGAAGTACAGAATCGTCTCAGATGTCTATAAGCTGAACGGAGGACAATATATCACTCTCCAGCATCTGCTCCGAGACTCCGAGAAGGTCATCGACAATCTACATCAAATCATGGCAATATTTGCGATACCATACGAGCGCAAATGGTGGGGATGGAAGCGGACGGAATATGACTCCAACAATCACGAGTGGATTTCTGAAGAGATGCTTGATCTTCCGGTTTCCATTGCTCAACCGTTGTCTGCTTTTTTTTTCGCCAATTGGATGAGGTACGCAGAGCGTATGTTGGCATTTTCGGAGATGCAAGCCAAACGGACAGAGAGGAAGCTCGTGAGAGAGCTGAAACGTATCAAACCAAATACGGCTGGTTGGCAACCGTCAATTCCTTGGCTAATAACGATGCTACAAAATGGAGCTATTTCTTCGCTCTACCACTCAGGGAGTTCCTCAATCTCATCTCTTTTCAGAAGGCAAAGCAAGCGCACGAGTACCATCAAATGAAGCAACAGAATGGCGGAAGATAGGCTGATAGATGCTCTTGAATCGTGGCAAGAGAAGTATCTCTATGAGATAGCTCAGGGAATACAGAAGTATGACATAGTAGGCTCAGGAGCTCTCGGAAAGTCGTTCAAGATAAACGAGCAGCCAAAGGTCAAGCTATTCGGCTCAACGTATGTGATGAGGATCACTGCTCAACCATATTGGGAGCAGTTGAATTACGGAAGAGGAGAGTCAACTCAAGGCTCAACTCCTGGAGTGCTTCAAGGCAAGATTGAGGAATGGCTCAGGCTTCCGAATGTTCGGCAGAAGCTGACCAAAGGAAAGCCGTATGCAGAAGGCTCGGATAAGGGATGGACAGAGGCCCGATACAAGTCAGCAGCTTTCGCTATTGCTCGGAAGATTCACAACAAAGGCTACAAGGCTCGGCCATTCGTAACCGAAGCAAGGAAGAAGATTGACAACGACATGATAAAGGGAGTGGCTGATGCTGCTGCTGAACAGACAGAGTTCCGCATTTCCGAGATCATCAAATTCATTAACGATAATAACTAATGGCAGTACAGAATATAGCCTCTCCGGAAGCGTATCAGCTCGCGTACAATGACAACGTGTATGTGTTCGGAACATCGCAACCAACGGCAACCAAGAGATTCAGAGTAATCGCCTTTGATAGCTCTCTGAACGAGCTTGCTACTCTGCTGGTCTATCCTGTGGCAACTCCAGGCGCAACCACTACTCCGAATCGAGGCTACGTTGATATGAGCAGAATCATACAATCTGCAATCAGTAGTGATATTGCTATTGCTCCAGCTTCTCACAATGCCTTCTACGCGAACACGAACTCTCACATTGAGTACTCTGTGGTTATCAAGGAGGAGGATCAAGACTCTCAGGGAGTTTATCAGACTCTTCCGAATTGGCTATTCTACGAGAGGAAGAGCGCATGGAATGGAGTTCAAGATTTAGCCGATTGGATAGATTTCACTCCTTCTGATTATCTTATGACAACAGGAGTCGGAACAACCAAGTTCCTGAGCGATGGCCCAACCACGAGAGAGATCAAGTCGGAGCAGAGTGCTTATCTCTATTTGATAGCCTCGGAGGATAATGCTCCAGCGAGATTCCAGCTCATCACCTACGATGGCTACAATGGAACAGGCTCGGTCATTAACAACACTACGGTAAGCAATCCTCACGCTACTGATCTCACGAACTCCTTCAAGTTCCGTTATCTACGGATGCCGATTGGCACTTATGACATTCCGAGGATAGATTCCTCACTATTCAGCTCAGGCTCTCCATCGACTATCCTCAACGGAGCGAAGAGCTACACCATCAGACTTCAAGACAACATCGGAGTTGGTCAGGTTATCTCGGAGACAATCACTTTCAACATCGACCAAGAGTGCTCCAAGTTTGACGGAGTTCGATTGCATTGGCTCGGAAGATTGGGAGGCTTTGAGTCGTTCAACTTCAACTTCAAGAGCATCGAAAAGACCGACATCAAGAGGAAGGACTTCCGGAAGCAACATCACACTTGGACAGGCTCTGCTTGGGAGTACGACAAGATGAGCAGAGGGCGAACGCAATACGATACTCAGACAACCAAGAAGGTTAAAGTCAATACAGGCTATTTAACGGACTCTGAAAGCGTATGGATGGAGAGCTTGTTCAGTTCTCCGACAATCTACGAGGAACGCTCAAATGAGCTGATAGCGGTCAATATTGACGGAAGGTCAATCACTAAGCAGACGAGCCTCAATAACAAGCTCTGTCAGTACTCTTTTGACCTTGAGTATTCACTTCTAAATTACAGGCAACGTGGCTGAGGTATATGTTGAAGGTAAGCGGCTGGATGTATTCGAGGGATTCAAATTTTCCTTCAATTATTCCATTGCTGACATCAGGCATCCGGAGAAGAGATCAACGGAATACTCAAAGACAATCCGTTGTCCTGGAACTCCGAACAACGACTCCATCTTCGGGCAGATTTACGATCTGAACATTTCCAACACATTCGACTCGACTGCTGCGAATATCGAGGTCAACTTCAATCCCAACAAGAAGGCTGAGGCGATTGTGATAGCGGATGGCCTTCCGATCATGAAGGGCAGCATACAGCTACGGAAGATAAAACGGAAGTACACGGACTACTTGTACGAGGTTGTATTCGTTGGAAAGCTCGTGGACATCTTCGGAGTGCTTGGAGATAAGCAGCTCAACGGAGTCGAGGCTATTGATGTCGATGCTGATGGAGCTATCGTAACAACAACTCCAGATCCTCTGATTGACTTCTCTGACTTAGACCATGTCTATGATCGGGCAGCTCAGGAGGCGAGCTGGACTGCTCCTTATGGAGAAGGATATGTTTATCCGATGATTGACTACGGTCAGAATCTGAACTACAACGAAGCTGGTCAGAGAATCTACGAGGTGGAGGCATTCAATCCAGCTCTGTATTTGAAGGAGGTCATTGATCGTATCTTCTCCTTCGCTGGTTTCACTTACACGAGCAGCTTTCTTTCTTCTGCTTTCTTTGAGAGGCTGATCATTCCTCTCACGGATGCCTTCTCACAGACTGCTCCAGCAGACTCTCCGAGACACTTTGATGCTAAGATCGGAAACGCTGGAAATCCAAATCCTTCTCAAGAGCTGAATCAGTTGTGGCCTGATGGAGCTTTCGGAGGAGTTTATCCGGCTCTCGTCAATACTCAGCTCGGGAACAATAGCTGGCTGGCTTCTCCTACTCAAAACCTTCAAGGCACTCAGCGGCATAAGCCTTACGCCATCATTGCCTTCTCAGATGACTACTCTTATCAGACTCAAGGAGAACCGAGTGGAGGATTCGATTACGGAACAGGCGGCTTTGGCTTTGGCAATTACAACCTTCCGAGCTTGTTGCAAGGGCAGTCAGAGGCTTCCTTCTTCCAATACTCGTGGGAGGTAGCAAGCGGAAGAGAGGGCATCTATCGAGTGGAATCAAGTATCAACTTGAGAGTGATTGAGGAATATAACAGAGGTAATCTGACAAGTCTTGGAAACGATAGCGAAAGGTTCTCAGGCAGCCTCAGGTTGATGAGATTTAGAGGAGCTGGAGCTTACAGCGTTACCGAAGTGATGGCAGAGGAGAGCTTCTCCTTTAATATCGGGAACAGCAATCCGAACTTTATTGGGCAGAATATCTCAATACAGGACAAGAGCATTTCACTTGATGCGGAGGTCGATGCTTATTTCGGTGATAAATTTTGGATGGAAATTTATTCTCCTGAGCTCGATGGCCCTGGATACAGGAGGGAATTTTGGGTAATGCATCCAACGGTCAGCACTTCGGTAATTTCGGGGGATTGGTACTACTGCCGTCCACAGATCACCGAGGGGTTCTTCAAGAACACTTATCTGAGTGCTCCGGCTCTGCAAGGAGAGAGCATCTCAATCAACAACTCTCTTCCGGAGGTTGGAATGGCTGACCTTCTGAAGTCAGTAATCAATATGTTCAACCTTTATATCACTCCTGATCCGAACAAGGAGAACAATCTGCTTATTGAAACGAGGGACGATTTCTACGAGGGAGGAGAGGTAAAAGATTGGAGCAAGAAGCTGGACTACTCGAAGGAGGTATCTCTCCAGCCGTTGGCTCTGCTGACTGCAAACGAGTTTCTGTACACTTATGCAAGCGACTCAGATTACTACAATGATCGCTATGAAAGCACTCACGGGCATACCTACGGAAGAGCTCGCGTTGATATTGACAACGACTTTCTTCAGAACTCAAACAAAACCGAGGTAATCTTCAGCCCGACTCCGTTGGTAAATGATGGCCCAAGTAATCGGCTCGTTGGGAAAATATACGATGCAGACATTGACGAGGGAGCGCAGCCTACTGATCACAATGTCCGAATCATGTACTACGGAGGACTATTGACCAGCTCTCCATCATGGCATCATCAGCGATTCACAACAACATCTCCGGACATCACGACCAACTCGTCCTATCCTTATGCTGGACATCTGACTCATCCACTTGCTCCAGCTCAGGACATTAACTTCGGAGTTCCTTCTGAGTTGTTCTATTCTCAAAACGGATATACAGGAACGCTTCTCTACACCAACGACAATCTGTTCAACAGATACTATCGGAGAGGACTCCTGGAAACAACGAACAAGGATAGCAAGCTGATGACGGCCTACTTCGCTCTGACTCCATTGGACATCCATCGGCTCGACTTCCGAGATCAGATTCTGATTGACAACTCATATTGGAGGATCAACAAAGTGATGAATTACAATCCATTTGACAACGACTTGACGAAGGTTGAGCTCTTCAAGGTGATCACTAAAGAGCCTCTGAAGATGGAGACTTTTAGTGCTGGAGGTGGTGGAGTTATCAATCAAGGAACAGGCACGACCAAGCGACCTACAACGGTCAAGAGCTTGAAGGATGGAAACGATACTCCGATCAAGGGAGGAATTGTCAGAGGGAAGAATAACGAGGTCGAGGAAGGAGT